GCGTTAGAAAGCGATCGAACGTTGGGCGGGGTGGCACAAACTTTGATCGTTGAGTCGTCTACAAGTATTAGTTCTTTGACTGTTGCAGAAGCAGACTATTTGCAGATAGTATCTACTGTAATCGTTCACGCATAAGGTGGCAGTATGAGTCAGTATAAGATCATTAGCGACAACACAACACTTGGCAAGCAAGGCGCATCAATTGACGCGTCACAACTTGAAGGTTTGAATGTTGACGCGTTGATCGAAGGCGGTCATCTTGAAGTCGTTAACGCATTACCAAAGAAGTTTGACAAGAAAGAGCAGGAATAATCATGGCGGCAATCGTTTTAACCGATGTCAAAGTAACACTCAACTCGGTTCTAGTATCAGGTAAAGCAACCAACGTTGTCATCAACTACGAGAAAGAAGCAGTCGAGACAACTGGTTTCGGTGACGCGTCGCGCAACTACGTCAGTGGTTTAAGCAACATCACTTGTGACGTCACACTCAACCAAGATTTTGCAGCGTCAAGCGTTGAAGCCACAATCTTCCCACTTGTCGGGACAACGACAACAATCGAGTTTTTGCCAACATCATCGGCAACAAGCGCAACCAACCCAAAGTATACGATCACTGGTGCATACTTGGCAGCCCACACGCCGATCAATGGCGCGGTTGGTGAACTGTCAACAACAGAACTATCGTTCCAAGGCGGGACACTTGCGAAGGCAACTTCATAACACAAACTAGAAAAGGGGTAGCAATATGAAGATCAACCTAAAGGTCAGTTATTTGAACGGTGACACGCGCGACGTTCAAGCCGTGTTCGCCGACTTTGTTGGCTTTGAACGCACATGGCAAAGAAGTGTTGCACGTTTTGAAACTGAGATACGTTTGACTGACTTGGCTTGGCTTGCGTGGTCGGCTGAAACACGCACAAAAAACACTGACAAGAAGTTTGACCCTGATTGGATTCAAACGATCGACAACGTTGAGATGGGTGACGGCGATGGTGATACCCCTTTGGAGACGACTCAGCAAGTTGGTTAATTTGTTCAATCGCTGCTGAAACAGGCATCGCGCCCGCCGTGTTGTTACAAGAACCAGAAGCAACACTTGAAACTTTAATCGCGTATCTTAGATGGCGAGCGAAACGATCGAACACAAGAAGGCGTTGACATCATGGCAAAGAAACCAACGATCACAGGACAAAGCGGTGACTTTGGCAAAATTGAAGTCATCGGACTCAACTCGTTTATTCGTGACATCAAACAAGCAACAGACAAAGCGGCGGCTGACGCGGCGATCAAAGCAGCAAATGAACGTGTTGCGCGCATTGTGATCAGGGGCGCGAAGGCGTTAGCGAACACAAAACAAGAACGCAAAGCAGCGAACACACTTGAACCGTCAACAAGTCGGTTGCAGGTCAAAGTTATTGGTGGTGGCGGTGGCGTGTCATATTTTGGTGGTGCTAACTTCCGCGCAAAAAACAATCAAACTCGATTGATTAAAGCAGCGAACGTTAAGGGCAAACGATCACGCGCGACGATGGTGCGTTCAGGCGAAGACATCGACAAAGTAGCAAGGCGTGTTGAGTCACAATATGTTGACAGTCGTGGTAGAAACATTGGCAAACGTCAAGGCGGAACACAAGTTGCTTTGAAACGAACCAAAGCAGGCGGGTTGCGTGCAATCAAAGGATGGAACAACTTTGTAGCAAAAGGACAGAAACCGACACCTTGGCAGAAAGGCAAAGACGAGTTTCTCTATAAAGCGGTGACGATGTTGCAAAAAGAAATTAGCGATAGTTACCAAAAGTTCATCGATGACACGATCGAGAAACCTTTTGACGATTAAGATACCGACATGGCAAAAGAGCGCAAATTAACCCTAACTATCCTTGGCAATGCCAAAGGCGCGTTGGGGGCGTTGGGTTCGGTTGGTTCTGCTGGCGATAGTTTAGGGTCAAAGTTAGGTGGGTTGACAAAGAAGGCGGGCGTTGCGTTTGCGGCGGTGGGCGCGGGCGCGCTTGTTATGGGCAAACAGTTTGTCAATGCGGCAAGCAATTTAGAAGAGTCGATGTCAAAGGTCAATGTTGTTTTTGGTGACTCGAGCAAAAAGGTTCAAGATTTTGCTAAAACAAGTGCAGCGAGTTTGGGTATCAGCCAACAGAAGGCACTAGAAGCGGCTGGAACATACGGCAATCTGACTAAAGCGTTTGGGTTGACAAATGAACAAGCGACTGACATGTCGATCAACATGGTGACGTTGGCGGCTGACTTGGCTTCATTCAATAACACGTCGGTAGATGACGCGTTGCTCGCGTTGCGGTCAGGGTTGTCAGGCGAGACAGAACCATTGAAGAAGTTTGGTGTCGCTATCAATGATGCACGACTTAAAGAAGAAGCGTTGCGAATGGGTTTGATCAAAACGACGTCAGGCACTTTGCCTATCGCAATTAAAACCCAAGCCGCCTATGCGTTGATCATGAAGGACAGCGCACTTGCGCAAGGCGACTTTGAACGAACAAGTGACGGTGTTGCAAACAAGCAGCGCATCATCTCAGCACAGTTTCAAGACGTATCGGCACAGATAGGCACAGCGTTATTACCTGCCTTTAGCGCGTTGCTGAGTGTGGTTAGCGATCAAGTTCTGCCCGTGTTCGCAGGCTTTGGTAATGCAATGCCAGAAGGCGGTTTCAAAGGTGGTATCGAGTTCATCGTGACAACAGTAAAACAGTTAGCACCAAAAATGTTGCAGGCGTTGGTCGACTTGTTCAATGATGTCGTTGCATGGTTGTCGAGCGATGGCAAAGAGTTATTGGTTCAAGGTTTCAACTTTTTGTCAAATGCGCTTACTGGTTTCATCTTGCCTGCTATACCAAAATTGATCACAAACTTGACCGTGTTCATGCAACGCTTAGTCAGTTGGTTAACATCTGACGGTCTTGGTGCTGTTGTCAGCGTGCAGTCAAAGTTGGTTGACGGAATGGTCATGTTCGTCAAGAACAGTGTTCCAAAGTTACTTGACTTTTTGGGGCAATGGACAAAACAAATGGTCACGTTTTTACTTGATGTCGCATTGCCTAACTTGGTTACGAACGTCCAAAAATTAGGTGACAAACTTGTCGAATGGGTTGGTGTTGCGGCTAGAACATTGCCAGCACAATTGGTCACATTTTTAGGCGAGTTAGCAGGTTGGTTGCTTGCAAACGCAGTGCCAAAACTTATTGCGATTGGTGGCAAATTGTTGATGGCGTTGATCGGGTGGATACCTAGTTTAGTAAAAAACTTGGTGCTTGGGTTAGGTGGCGCGCTTGTTGCATTAGTAGCAGCATTGCCCGACCTGTTTGCTGGAATGTTTGTTGGCATCGGTAAAATTGCAGTCAACTTGGTCAAGTTCTTTATTGACAAGTTCAAAGCGTTAGGCGGCAAGATCGCAGAGATTGCAGTTGGTGCAGTCAACTTTTTGATCGACAAGTTCAACGCTATCCCACTAATCCCAAACATCGACAAAGTCACACTTGACACAGCCAAGTTGCAGACGTCGATGAAGTTGACAGGTGCAGAGATTGCGTCTGTGTCGACAACAATGAACAGCGCAAACAACCCTGCTGCAAAATACAGCACAACTCTTGAATATGTGCGCACGTCATCAAAAGGCGCAACAACAGCGACCGAAGAACTCAATGAACAACTTGGTGGCGGTGGCGGTAAAGGCGGCGGTGCAAAGAAAGCGTTGGGTGATGCACAAGAACAGTTGAAGAAATACACGTCGGCGTTGCAGGCAAACCAATCAGCAAGTCGTGCATCAACTGACGCCACAAAAGACGTGACCAAAGCAAAAACTGCTCTCGACAACGCGATCAAAAACACAACAGAAGCACAAAAACGTTTCAACTTTGTTCAAGGCGGTTTCCCACGCAACAGCAAAGAAAGTGTTGAAGCAACCAAACAACTTGAACAAGCAAACAAACGTCTTCGTGACTCAAACCTAAGTCAAAGCGACGCGGTGCGTGGTGTGCTTGCAGCAGAGATGAACCTTTCCAAATTGCGTGCAATCACATCAGACCCGCAAACTGTCGCAGAAGCAGAACGCAATTTGACACGCTCTAAGTTCTCGCTTGAACAAGCAAACTTTGATGTCATTGACGCCGAGAAAGAACTAGCGGAATTGCGTGCATCACCTGACGCCAATCCGATCGAATTACGCAAACGAGAAATAGCGTTTGAAGAAGCAAAGTTGCGTGTCATCGAAGCAACACTTGGTCAAACAAACGCCCACAAACTGCTTGACGATGAACGCAACCGCACCGCTAAACCCGAAGACATTGCAAACGCTGAACGTGAACTTGAAGCCGCAAAACGATCAGTGCAAGACGCAATTGATGACACACGCGACGCGACAATTGAACAAGCAGAAGCACAAGCGTTTCTTGACGAGATAGTTAACGGTGCAAAAGAAGGAAGCGAACGATACCAAAAAGCACTCGAAGAATTGAATGATGCACGCGCCGACGAAGTTGAAGCAATCGACAAAGTAGAAGAAGCGTTGTATCGTCAACGCGAAGCAGTAGAAAAGTTAGCGGAAGCACAACGCGAATTGATCAAGTTGCAGTCACAAATTAAGAAGTCGGTGCGCGCAGAAGGCGACGCCCAATTCTCGTCAATCAACAGTGGCGCAATAGTTAACGGCACAACATCAATTCCAACAAACGCAGGCAACTTCTTTAGCGACGGGTCAAGTCGTCGTGACTCAAATGCGCCTGTCATCAACATCAACGTCGAAACAAGCACTCTGACACCACCATCTGAAACAGGTGCAGCGATCATTGACGCGCTAGAAGCATACGTGCGCAGCAACGGCACTATCCCGATCAACGTTGGTTCGTTTGTAGGCGTAATCTAAAATGGCAACAACGCTTGTCTTTGGTGAACAGATAACAGTTTTAGCAGAACTAGGGTTCATTGTTCGAGAGTTCAAACTTGACACAAGCCTTCTTGACGGCGACGACGTGCTTGATGGAACACTTGACGGCATAGACATCTCGCCTTACATTCGCGCTTTATCAATCAACCGCGGTCGTTCAGATGTTAGGTCGTCGTTTCGTGCGGGAACTTGCACAATCAGTCTCAACAACAACGACCGACGCTTCGACCCGATCAACACGTCATCGCCTTACTATGACATCACAACAAACAGAAGTGGCGTAACACCAAGACGCCTAGTAACAATTACGTCAGGCACAACTCCATTGTTTGTTGGTCGAATAACTGACATAGATGTCGAGTATGAGTTCAACAATTTAAGTGTCGTCACAATCACAATCGCCGACGACTTTGCGTTGCTTGCTAACGCGACAACATCAAGCGCGATCACACCAACCCAAGAATTGTCGGGTGCGCGTGTCACAAGTATTCTCGACCTACCCGAAGTCAATTATCCGTTAGCGTCACGCGACATTGACACAGGCGTCGCAACTTTAGGCAACTACGCGATCGCAGAAAACACAAACGTAGCAACCTATGTTGCACGCATTGCAGAAGCAGAACAAGGATTGTTTTTTTGTGCAGCAGACGGCAAAATAACGTTTACCGATCGAGTGACTAGCGTGTTCGCGTCACCAGTCGCAACGTTCGCAGACGACGGTAGCGCGTTGCCGTATCAAACAATTAGCACCATTTTTGATCAGAACTTCCTATTCAACCGTGTTCAAGTAACACGCGAAGGCGGCACAGTTCAGGCGGCTGACGACGCCACAAGTCAAACAGAGTTTGGTATTGCAACGTTGGCACTCACCAACTCGCTTCTTGCAAGCGACCCTGCTTGCTTAACGCTTGCCGACAAACTACTTGCCAACTATAAAGAACCCGTCTACCGTTTCGATGACCTACAACTCATGGTTTCGAGCATGTCGTCAATTGATCGTGACACGGTTTTGGGTATCGAGATGGGTGATGTTGTTACGATCACAAGAACGTTTGCGACTGGCACGCCTTTGTCTGTATCAGAAGATTACGGGGTTGAACGAATAAAGCATCAAATCTTGCCCGATCGACACGTCGTTCAACTCGGGTTGTTTGTCGCCGATCTTGTGTTCCCGTTCGAGTTAGACGACATAGTTTTTGGTATACTAGACGCCGACAACGCGTTGACATAAAGTGATAGGGTAAAACAACTATGGCGATTACAGGCACAAAATTATTCGTTTCTGGCGATGTTCTTACAGCAGCAAACGTCAACCAGTTTCTTATGCGCGGGGTCAAAGTTTTTGCTAGTGCTGTCGTGCGAGACGCGGCTTATGGTGGCGCAGGCGAACCAACACTTGAAGAAGGCGAAGTTTGCTATTTGATCGACACAAACGAGTTGCTAGCGTATGATGGCGCGTCTTGGGTTACTACAAGCACGTCAACTACAAGTGATCAACTGATCTTATCAACACAAGTTTTTAGTTAAAGGACGACAATGGCAACATTCAGCAAGATCGCTTTATCAGGTAGCACAGACGGGCGAATGATTAAGGTCGCTCAGACTGCTACGGCTGGCACGACACTTCATACTGGTTCGGCTACTGCGACGACTTTTGATGAGATTTGGTTGTATGCAGTGAACTCTGACACGACTGCAAGAAAATTAACTATTGAGTGGGGTGGTGTTTCTTCGCCTGATGATCTGATTGAGTTCACTGTTCCTGCTGAAGATGGTTTGTATGTTGTGGTTGCTGGTCTTGTTATCAAGGGCAACGCAACACCGTTGGTTGTTCGTGCGTTTTGTGCGTCAGCCAATGTCGTGATGATTGCAGGTTAT